GAGTAAACGAGTCTTTTAATTTTGTCGAAATGTCCGAAAATTCGGACGGAAAGGACGAGTAAATGAACAAGAAAATGAGAGAGCTGCTCGCCAAGATCGACCAGCTCACAAAGCAGGCTCGCGCATTTTTGGACGCTGAGACTCCGGACATCACCAAGGCTACCGAGCTGATGGATCAGGTCGATGCTCTCAAAGCCGAGTACGAGCTCGAGAAGCGCGTCTATGAGCAGGAAAAGACGGATAACGTACCGGAGAATGAGGCAAAGGCCGCTCAGGACGAGAAGAAGTCCGTTATTGATCCGCTGATCGCTTTCGGCAAGGCTGTCAAAAATCATTTCCGTGTAAACAAAGATCTTACCGGAATCCTCAACGAGGGAACCGATGCTGACGGTGGTTATACCGTTCCGGAAGACATCCAGACACGTGTCAATAAGTGGCGTGAGGCTGAATTCTCCCTGATCCAGCTGGTCAGACGTGAGAAAGTCACTACTGATACAGGCGCCCGCACATTCAAGAAGAGAGCACAGTATACCGGCTTTACTCAGGTAGACGAGGGCGGCGTGATCGGTGCAACCGCGACTCCCAAGTTCGAGCGCATCACTTACGCAATCAAGAAGTATGCGGGCTATATGCCTCTCACCAATGAGCTGAGAAAAGACAGCGACGCCAATGTCGCGCAGGTCGTTATTGAGTGGCTTGGAAATGAGTCAAGAGCAACCGCCAATAACCTGATCCTTGGCGCGATCGCGACCAAGGCCCAGACAGATCTCGGAGATCTGGACGGCATCAAGAGAGCGCTCAATGTTACTCTCGGCGCTGCATTTAAGGCGACTTCTAAGATCATCACCAATGACGATGGTCTGCAGTATCTTGACACTCTGAAAGACGAAGACGGTAAATACCTGCTCTCCAAGAGCCCTGCTGATCCTATGAGACTGGTCCTTTCTGCAGGTGCGACAACTGTACCGGTGGTTGTGGTTCCCAATAACTTCCTTGCTTCCACTCCCACATACAGCGCCTCCACTGATACGACCGTGACATCCGGTAAGACTTATTACACGCTGTCCAATGGAGTTTATACCGCTGTTGCGTCTCCCACTGGCAACCCCAGCACATCCTCTTACTACGAGATGGATCCCACTCCTAAGATCCCGTTTATCATCGGTGATCTTTATGAGGGCATCGTTTACTGGGATCGCGAACAGATGTCTATTGCTGAGTCCAGCGTGGCAGCTATCGGCCAGCTCAACGCTTTCGAGCAGGATCTTACAATCTATCGCGCTATCGAGCGTGAAGACGTTAAGGTCAGAGACGCCGCTGCATTTGTCAACGGTTATATCCAGCCTGTAGCGGGGGAATGATCGCCGCTGATGCTGACGGTAACGGGATTCTCACCGAGGAGGAGCTTATGGCTCTGACAAAGAGCCAGCTCCTTGCCCTTGGTGAGGAGCTCGGAGTCAGCGGATTAAAGCCGTCTCAGACAAAAGCTCAAATCGTGGCCGCGATCCTGGCGGCTCAGGAGGAGGGAGGCAATGGCTAATATCAACGAAATCGAAGTATTGACCGAGACTGAACTCCTTGATTACCTCGGCATTGATTACGCGGAGGACCGTATGGTCAGGAGTAATGTCGCGAGCGCGATCGTTCTGGCTGACTCTTATCTCAAGGGCGCGATCGGGGAGAATTATCCGACGGACGACCCGCGAGCCAAGGAGCTGGCCAAGATCGTAGCGGCGGACATCTACAACAACCGCGGCATGACCGAAAAGATCGCCTATACAGTCCGTAAGCTCGTCAAGGACTTCGAGTTGCAGCTCCGCATGGAGCTGAGACGTAAGGAGGGCACGTGTGAATGAGTAACTACGATCAGGCGCATGTCTACGACAAGCCGGTCACCATACAGATTATCGATCCTGAGACAGAAACATGGACGGACAAATGGTCTTTGCATGCCAGGATCAATAAATCGACCGGGGCCGAGTTTGTCGAAGCCGGCGCGAACCAGTCACAGACGACTAAGATCTTCGAGTTTAGATTCTTCCGAGATCTTGAGGACGTGGATTACAACCGCGGTCTTTACCGGATCCTTTACCGCGGGCACGTGTTTAACATCGTGGATTATGACGATTATCTGGAACGTCACGAGAACGTCCGGATAAAGGCCGTCTCTTATGGCGACTAAGGTCAGTATCGCCGAGCTGGGGTCAGCGGTCAGTAAGATCCTGACGACCTACAACCGGGATATACAGAAAGGGATCCGGGAAGAAACAAGAAAAAGCATGAGGGCACTGGTGGCCGAGACCAAAGCGACCGCTCCTGTTGGCCATAGACATAAGCATTACCGCGACTCTATCGCCAGCCAGGTCTCCGTCGACATGATGGGCATCTACGAAGAACAGTGGTACGTCAAAGGCTCAGACTACCGGCTCTCACATCTGCTCAATAACGGACATCATTCGCGTAACGGTGGCTGGGTCCCTGGTACGGGATTCATCACCAAAGCGCATATATCCGTTATCGAGAATTACCAGAAAGCGATCGAGGAGGTATTACAGCGTGGTTCATAAAGTCTTAACCGGCGCCGGGCTTGAGTCCGGCAAGACATACACGGAGACACGTTTTTTAAAGCCTCCGAAATCGTCATACGCGATATATAACGACACACAGACGGTCCGGGGTCCGGACAACGTGAACGCGCTTGTATCGCATGAGATCAATATCGAGCTGTATGAGTACACTCCTGATCCTGAGCTCGAGGCTGCCATTGAGCAGCAGTTCGACGACCTCGGGATGGAGTACATCAAACAGCCTCGATATTGGATCGCGGAAGAACAGGTATACCAGATTATCTATGAATTCAGTTATCTGGAAAAGAAAGGAGAAATCAACTATGGCAGCATCTAAGAGGATTGTCCTCGGCTCCGGTAAATTGTACGTAGCCGAATTCACGGACGCTACTCAGATCGATACCCCTCAGAAAATCCAGGGGCTTTGTGTCGATGCCAATCTGATCGGTTATATCAAGGGCGGCGCGTCACTGGCCTATACACCTACCTTTTACACGGCGACTGATGACCTTGGTTATGTGACAAAGACCATCATCACCGATGAGGAGGCCGTTCTCACATCAGGCGTCATGACCTGGAACGGTAACACGCTTGAAAAGCTGTCCGCTACCGGCCGTGTGACGGAAGATAAGAGCAACCACCTCAGGATCGTCAAGATCGGCGGCATCGGCAACGCCAGCAATACCAATTACGTCATCATTTTCCATCACGAGGATGATGCAGACGGTGACATCTGGGTCGCGATCGTCGGCAAGAACCAGAGCGGTTTCACTCTCGCCTTTGTCAAGGACCAGGAGACTGTTATCGACGCGGAATTCAGAGCCGGCGCTCAGGACGACAGCGGCACGCTGATCACCTACATCGAAGAGGACGCGACTGTAACAGCTTGAGCCGGCGGCTGATCAGAGACAGCTCACTATACAACGGAATGATATGACGGGGCGTAAGTTACACGCTCCGTCTTTTTTGTCAATTAAGGAGGTAACCGATGGCTAAGACTCTTGATTTTAATACCAGGAAAAAGAATTTTATGAAGATCGTCCTGTCGGATCCGGACAAGACGACCGTCAATGTGTCAACGCCGACCAAGGCGCTGCTCAGCGAATTGGCTCTCGTTATGGCAGACAAAGCCGGCGGCAAGGCGCTGGACGACGATAAAATGAGCGGCCTGTACGAATTTTGTGCAAGGCTGATGTCCAGGAACAAAGAACAGAAAGTGATCAGCCCGGAGCTCCTCGAGGGCTGCCTCGACTTCGACGATCTGATCTATTTCATGGACTGCTATACAGATTTTATTAACGACTCCGTCCCAAAAAACTGAGTCTCCCCTACTATCCGAGGGAGCAGGATCAGGACGGGGATCATTACGATATTGCTACCTACTGGGAACACGTCGTTGCGGAATATACCGGCCTCAACATGCTACAGGTTGAGGAACTCGACTATATAGATTACTTGATCTATAGGCGAGACGCCTTCGTTTACAGCCTAAAGCGCACGCCTGAGGGCCGTGAGTACCTGGAAAATGCTTGGAGGCTGGAACAGACGAGCCCGGATAAAAAGAGCCTGAGGGAGCAGTTTGGAGAGGAGAAAGGATAAATGCCTAAGAATGTGAGAGGTATTACCGTTGAGATCGGCGGCGATACCACCAAGCTCGGCAAAGCGTTAAAGGATACCGAGCAGCAGACCAAGAGCGTCCAGAAAGAGCTCAAACTGGTCAATACAGCGCTTAAATTTAATCCGGGCAATCTTGAACTGATCACGCAGAAACAGCGGCTCCTTACTCAGGAGATAGATCTCACAAGTGACAAGCTGGACAAGCTCAAAGCGGCCGAGGCGTCCGTGGTCGCGTCGTTCGAGGCGGGCGAGATCGGCGAGGAGCAGATGATCAGCTTCCGCCGTGAACTTATCGAGACGGAGAGCAAGCTCCGGACATACACGAGCCAGTTGGAAGAGACTGGTAAGCGGTCGACGGAGCTGGGCAAGCTCACAACGGCCATGGATCAGCAGGAGCAGGAGGTCAATCAGCTCAAGGAAGCCTATAAGAACGCGGTCCTTACTTACGGCGAAAACTCGGATGAGGCCAAGAAGCTCGCCAGTGAGATCACCCGCCTGTCCGGAGAGCTCCGGGACAATAAGGCAAAAATGGCAGATCTCGACAAGGCCGCGGACTCCCTCGACCAGTCTCTTGATCAGACAGACGAGTCGGCACGCCAGGCGTCCGAGGGCTTCACAGTCCTCAAGGGCACGATCGCCAATCTGGCGGCCGAGGCGATCAAGCGGACGATCGACGCTCTTGTAGATCTCGGCAAAAAAGCCGTCGACGTCGGTATGTCTTTCGAGAGCTCCATGTCTAACAACGCGGCGCTGTTCAAGGTACAGGGGACAGCCCTCGAAGAGTTGTCTGAAACGGCTCAGCACTATGGCGAGACGACGGTCTTCTCAGCGTCTGAGGCCGCTGACGCCCTTGGTTACATGGCTCTTGCAGGCTGGGACGCCCAGAAAGCGACTCAGGAGCTGGGTGGCGTCCTTAACCTTGCCGCGGCTTCCGGCATGGGACTGGCTCAGGCGTCGGACATGGTGACTGACTACCTGTCCGCTTTTTCAAACACTGAGATCACCGCGGCGAAATTCGCCGACGAGCTGGCCTATGCTCAGGCAAACAGCAACACGACCGCCCAGCAGATGGGCGAGGCTTACAAGAATTCCGCGGCTAACCTTAACGCCGCCGGTCAGAGCGTGGAGACGGTGACCGCACTCCTCGCAGGCATGGCCAACCAGGGCCTTAAAGGATCCGAATCCGGCACCGCGCTGACTGCTATGATGAGAGACCTCACCAAGCAGATGGACGAGGGTGCCGTTATGATCGGCGAGACGTCCGTCGCTGTACAGGACGCCGACGGCAACTACAGAAACCTTATCGACATCCTCAAAGACGTCGAAAAGGCTACTAACGGAATGGGATCCGCGGAAAAGGCGGCTGCACTCGGGACGACATTCACCGCCGACTCGATCAAGGGTCTCAACCTGATCCTCAACGACGGCGTGGATAATGCCGCCAGCTTTGCCGAGGCGCTGAAAGGTGCGGACGGCTCCGCGGCTGCTATGGCCGAGACCATGAACGACAACCTTGCCGGTTCTCTCAAGCTCCTGCAGTCCAATGTCGAGAGCAAGATGATCAAGGTGTTCGACCGGGCCAAGGGCTCGATCCGTAACTCTGTCGACTCCGTGTCCGCTTCTCTCGATACAGTGGACTGGGACAAGGTAGGCGATAAGGTCGGAGATCTGGCCGAGGGCGCCGCCAAGCTGATCGACTACGTGGTTGATCACTCGGACGAGGTCCAGAGCGCTCTTACTGCTTTCGGCGGAACCATGGCGACTGTGTTCGTCGTTGACAAGGTGGCCAACTTTACCAATTCACTTACAACACTGATCGGCACGACAAAAGCCCTTTGGGGCGTCATGCTGGCCAATCCTGTAGGCGCTACCGTCGTCGGACTTGGCGCCCTGGCGCTGGCTCTTACAGCCGTCAAGGAGGCGCAGGAGGCAGCGATCGAAGAAAATTATGGACTGTCTGACGCTGAGAAGAAGCTGATCAGCGCGATCGAGGACGAAAAGCGGGCCATTGACGAGGTTAATGCTGCCCGGGCCGAGGCCAACAAGGGTATCGACTCCGAGGCGTCTCAGAGCCGGGCGCTCTGGGAGGAGCTGCAGACCATCGTCGATGCAAACGGCGAGATCAAAGAGGGCTATGAGGACCGGGCCGAGGTGATCACCGGGCTCCTGTCTGACGCCCTTGGCATTGAGATCGAGATCATCGACGGACAGATCCAGAAATATGACGAGCTCAATGCGTCCATTGAGGAGGTCATTAACAGCAAGAGAGCCGAGGCGCTCCTCGAGGCTAACAAGGAAGCCTATACACAGGCTATCCAGAATTCAGCCACGGCCTACAGCAATTATGCCAAGGCTATGAAAGAGTCCGAGAACACGGCGAGGGATCTGGCCAAAGCCGAGGAGGAACACAAGAAACTCGAAAAAGAGATGTCCGCGGCCATGAACGAAGCCGGTCAGATCACCGGCGACGTCTCGACGCGCTACTCCGAGAACATGAAGATCTTGGAGACCTTGCGAGCCAAGCAGGACGAACAGAATGAGTCTTTAGCGACAGCCAAGGACAACTATTTCAATTACATCAATACGATTCAAAACTATGAGGGACTCATGGCAGCCGTGGCCGACGGAGACGTCGCCGAATTACAGAGCGCAATGGACAACCTGTCCAACTCCTTTGTGACGGCTGAGAACGCCTCGAGGGAGATGCTCGAGGATCAGCTGGCGCGGTTCTCGGAACAGTACGAAGTCATGAAGGCTGCCGTTGAGGCCGGGATGCCCGGCGTCACGCAGGCCAACGTCGACGCCATGGCCGACATGGTGGAGAAAGCCAAGGGCGAGCTCGATAAGCTCGGACCTGAGGCAGGTGGTAAAGGTGTCGAGGCCGGGCAGCGGGTAGCGGACGGACTGTCTTCGACAGCCGGGCTCGCCGGAGAAAGCGCAGCGGGATTAGTCGCGGAAGCAGCCGCAAGGCTGGCGTCGGGAGACACATCGACAGCCGGCTACGAAAAAGGCAGCGAGTACGCCGCCGCCCTGGAATCAACGCGCGACGCGGTAGCGTCTGCCGGCAGCCGGCTGGCAGGTGAGACGGTCACCGAAATGACGAACGCCGCGAGCCAGGAGGCAGGCGTTACGGTCGGCGGCAAATACGCCGCGGGAGTTACATCCACTGCAGGAGAGGCCAATACTGCAGGTAAGGCGATCGGTACGGCGGCCGCTGATGCCGCAGGCGCCGTTGACGCTAACGGAGCAGGTCAGAAAACAGGCAGCCAGTACGCAGGAGGCGTATCGAGTAAAACTGGAGCCGCTTACAGTGCCGGCCGGTCCCTCGGTACGAACGCCGAGTCGGGCGCCAGATCTGTAGACGCCTACGGCTCCGGTGAGAATTTCGGGCAGGGCTTTATCAATGGTATCGGCTCCATGGTAGGAGCCGCGTGGGACAAAGCCTATAGCCTGGCAAGGCAGGCTTGGGCGGGCTTGAGATCAGGCCAGCAGGAAGGATCACCGTCAAAGCTGACATATCAGTCCGGTGAATTCTTCGGTGAGGGCTATATCAACGCGATCCGGGACAAGACCAAGGCGGCTATGGCCGCGGCGGCAGAAATGGGCCGGAAGACCGCCGGCGCCCTCGGTACTCCTGATTTTTCTGCAGATTTTGACATGACACCGGCGATCGACACATCGACGATCGGCTCGCTTGACGGATCTTACAGACGCGGATCAGACCTTGGCGCACTCCTGGCCAGACTGGACGCGCTCGAGGATTCGATCCGCAACATGAAACTTGTAACCGTACTGGACGACGGCACGCTGGTAGGCCACTCGATCAATAAGATCGACTCAGGCCTTGCCGGGGTCTACAGCCTTAAAGCAAGGGGGATCTAATGTTGAGAGGAATCACATTCGGCGACTATAACACGGCGGAAGACTGGGGCCTGACAATGTCAACCAAAAAGATCCCGCTGCCGGCTCCAAAAACAACACTTGTCTCTGTTCCCGGGAGGGACGGCGATATTGACATGACTGAGGCGCTCGACGGCGTCGTCCATTACGACGACCGTCCGGCGTCTTTCGTTTTTGAGATGCTTGACGGCACGCCCAAGAAAAGGATCGAACTGGCCAAGGAGATCAGCCGAGCGATTCATGGGAAACTGCTCAGGATCATAGACCAGGACGATTATCCGGGCTATTACCTGATCGGCCGCGTAAGCGTTACGGACATCAGTCATAACAAGGCATACAGCACGATCAAGGTATCGGCCACTTGCCGCCCCTGGCGTTATGCGATCAATAAAGCAGCTCGTACGATCGTCCTGGCATCGCTCGCCCGCGTGGTCGTACTCAATAACGACGGCGATATGGTTGTCAATCCGACGATCACCGTATCCGGATACATGACTATGGAATTTGGGACATCCTCGGCTCAGCTTAGCGCCGGCACGTATGTCCTGCCGTCGTTCCGTCTCAAACCCGGACTTAACACGCTCAAAATCAGCGGCTCCGGCTCGGCTGTAATCACTTATCAGGAGGGCATTTTTTAATGTGGCAGATCTACGCAGACGCGGACCTGATCTATGACAGCCAATATCAGGACCGCATGATCGTTCAAGGAGAATTTGACCTCGAAGTCAATCACTCCGGATCTTTTACATTCGTAATGTATCCGGATCACCCTCTGTATAACGTCCTCACTGAGCTTAAATCTATCGTCACGGCATACCGCAACAACGACCTTATGTATCGCGGCCGGATCATTCGCCGGCCGGACGGCTTCAACCTTGACAGGACATTTATCTGTGAGGGCGAGCTGTCTTTTTTGGTTGACGGTATAGTCAGACCCTACAGTTTCAGCGGGTCCCCTACTCAGCTGTTTACTAATCTAATCACCGAATACAATACACAGGTCTCAGAGGACCGGCGATTTAAAGTCGGCCTCGTCACCGTGACGGACCCGAACAACTATATCACCCGTGCGAATTCCAATTATCCGAACACACTGGACGAGCTCATGGACAAGCTGGTCGAGCCGCTTGGCGGTTACATTGTTTTCACCAGTGACGGCTCCGGGGACCGGGTGATCAACTGGCTGAAGTATTATCCCTCGAGACCTGTACAGAGCATTGATTTCGGTGAGAACCTCTTGGATTACGCGAATGTTCGCTCAGCCGAACAGATCGCGACGGCGCTGATCCCGCTGGGGGCTAAGCTCCCGGCAACGGATGACATCGAGCCGAGGCTCACGATCGAATCCGTTAATGACGGTAAAGACTATATCTATGACGAGGATGCGGTCCGGCGTTACGGCTGGATCTACACGACTCGCGTCTGGGATGATGTTACTCTTCCGGAGAACCTGTTTAACAAAGGACGGGCGGCACTGGCCGAGCTGGTCATGCCCACGGAGTCGATCGAGCTGTCCGCGCTGGACATGTCCGCGCTCAATGCTGATATATCGGCGTTCCGGCTCGGCGACATTGTCCCGGTACGGTCCGAGCCTCATAACCTTAACAGTGCTTATCTGCTCAGCAAACAGACTATTGACGTCCTGAGACCGGATGCCAACCGTATCACGCTCGGATACAGCGGCCAAAGGCTCACAAGCGCCACGCTGACAACGGCAAAACTGGGGTCACAGGTCACAGATCTGGCCACAGGGCGGGACAGGGACAGACAGTCACTCGTCACCCTGGCTAATTCCGTGACCGAGATCCGCGACATCCAGGAGCAGGACGCCGAGGTGATCGGCGGCGCGCTTGACGATCTGTCAACAGATCTGTCGGCTTTAAATGACAAGGTCGACAACATGTATCTATATCGTGACGCGATCGATGTGGACGATGTCACTATAGGCCCAAACGGCGCTTGGGCCCTTGGGCGTGAGGACATCAGCGTCGACGGTTATGTCGCCGAGGAGATCGTAAGTTTCGGAGTATACACGGCGACTCATTCGGGGACCGCCGCGAATTGGTGCATATTCACGCGACTCTATATCTGGCCGGGCAGTCAGCTCGACGCCTATGTCTGGAACCAGTACACAGGCGGCGCGGCTAAGGTCAGGATCATCATAAGAGTAAAATATCGCAAGCTGTAGCGAGCGGGAAAGGAGGCAATGATGTCAGAGGCAGTAATAGCGGCCGCTGTGACTGGAGTCCTTTCCCTGCTCGGGACAGTGCTCACAGTCTGGGCGGCCAACCAGAAAACGAACGAAACATTGAAGGTCTCGCAGGCGGTGACGGACACGAAGATCGACGAGCTGACCCGTGAGGTCAGGGAGCACAATAATTTCGCGCGACGGATGCCGGTAGTCGAGGAGCAAATCAGGGCGATCGATAACCGAATCAGGGATTTAGAAAGTGATGGAAAGTGAGGAAAACATGGTAAAAACAGAAACGATCATTAGGACTATAGTTCTGATCCTGGCATTGGCCAATCAGGCACTTGCCATATGCGGCAAGGAAAAGATCCCTGTTACAGACGATGAGATCTATCAGCTGGTCACATTGATCATCACGATCGGCTCAGCGCTTTGGGCTTGGTGGAAAAACAATAGCTTTACAAAGCCGGCGATCAAGGCGGACGAGTACCTTGCTAAGCTGAGAAAAGAGATGAAATAACGCGGGAGGCCCTTCGGGGCCTCTCTTTTTGTTAATTATGAGGAGGTAAAAAGATGGCTTTACATGTATGGATCCCGGCGATGCCTCAGAAATCCTACGCTTACCGACGCGGGGATGCCCAGATCATTTATGATGATAATCACAGCGCGATCGTGATCGACGGCGGCGAGGAATTTATCTGTAATCAGCTGATCTCTTTCTGCAAGAGCCACGGGATCACACACGTCACTTACATTCTGAGCCACTGGCACCCGGATCACGACTGTGGACTCAAGCTGTTCCTCGAATCTTCGATCATCGTGGACGTTATCTATTGCCCGCCGCCGGCGGACCTTAAAAAGACCAGAGACAGCGACGCGGCCGGAGATTACAGCCGGGCGATCTCAAGGCTTGACCTGGCTAAAAGATACAATAAAAAAATCGTGTACCCGCCCGCTGATCAGTACACGAATATTAAGGTCGGAGAGATCGAGTGTCGCATCTGGCGCAGGAGCGTGAAAACATCGGAAAACATCGATTACCAGGTAAATAACACATCAATGTGCTGCTACTTCCCCCAGTTCTATTATGTGACGACCGGCGACACGATCAACGCGTTCGACACCTTCCTGCAGACCAAGCCTGGCAAGATCTTGATCTTTAAGATCCCTCACCACGGGAACGCCTGCACATCTAAGCCGTGTGGGCTCCTCAAGGATGCCGGCGCTATGATCTGCTGGTATAACCACGCGGAGGCCGCGGGAGTCGGAATCGGCGGCGACGGCTTTTCAAAGTGGGGCGCTAAATACTGTAAAAACCAAGGTTTTATCTGCCTGAGACCTTTCCACGAGATCACTATGACGATCGCGGACAAGACGCTCTCGGTCCGGCAGAACGGCAGCCTGTGGACGTACGACGTGCCTTATACCGGTGTGACACCTGAGGGATGGGTCCACAACATTAAAGGCTGGTGGTACCAGTTCAAAAACGGCACCTGGGCGGTAGGCTGGAATAAGCTGACCAAGGACGATAAATATGGCTGGTATTACTTCGATGAGAGCGGCTACATGGTCACCGGCTGGATTAAGGTTAATGGATACTGGTATTACCTCGACGCCGATGGACTGATGCTCACAGGCTGGCTCGACTACAAAGGGCGCAAGTGCTATCTGGACGGCTCTGGCAAGGCGCTGTGTAACTGCACGGTCACGATCGACGGCAAGACCTACACATTTGACGATCAGTGTTATGCCGTGGAGGTGCCTGCCGGCACACCTGCAGCAGCTCCGGCCACTAAGCCGGTGATCAATCATAATTCCGGATTTAAAGGTTATAACGTCGGCCGGAGGACGGACCCGATCATGTATATTGTGATCCATTACACGGGTGCCGAGGGTACGGCCAAGAACAACATCGATTATTTCAACAGAGCGAACCGGTCGGCGTCAGCCGACTTTTTTGTTGGTCACTCCGGAGAGATCTGGCAGTATACGCCTGACCTCAAGAGTTATTATTCCTGGCATTGCGGCGGAGGGCGGCAGTCGAGCAAGGGCGGCACGTTTTACGGTCGATGCAAAAATGCGAATTCGATCGGCATCGAACTGTGTACCCGGAAGATTAACGGAGCGTGGACATTTACCGATGAGACCGTGGCAGCGGCCAAGCAGCTCGTCAGGTACCTGATGGAGGAGTATGGCGTGAAGCGGGCGAACGTCATCAGGCACTTTGATGTAAATGGCAAATACTGCCCGAACGTGAGCGGCTGGCTTGAGCCGTCCGGTAAATGGGACGCTTTCAAAGCGTCACTCACATCCGGATCCGTGGCTCCTGCTGCCGGACAGATCTACAGGGTGCGTAAGAGCGCTAACGACGTCAGGTCTCAGATCGGCGCTTTTACAGTTCTGGCCAATGCAAAAGCAAAGGTTGCAGCTAATCCGGGCTATCATGTCTATGACAGCTCCGGAAAGGAAGTCTGAGAAGAACGTCACTGTGCACACACGTTTTTCAACGAAAAGCCCCAGGGGAGTTAAATCCTCTGGGGCTATTTTTATTTACCTGCGATACAGGCCAAGGATCTCCTGCATCATTAACTTTGTGTATTCGGGGCACTCCCGCTCTCCCGTGCACCAATTTCCAAAGGTGCGGCGGGGGATGCTGAAGTAGTCGGCCATAGCGTTCTGGCTCATGCCTGCCATCCTGCAGATGTCCTTGACGGAGCGGGCTATTGCGGTGCGCTTCCGGAAGTTGCTGGGCGTGTCATAGTCGGAACCCTCGTAAAACTCTCCATCCTCATCCACTCTGTATTCTTCCACACTATAGTGCTCGTCGTCCGCTCCGATCCGGATCAGCTCCGCCGTGATGGCCTCCGCGTTATCCGCCTCGAAGATGTGGAAGTCCGTGACGTCATCAGATGCGTCATAATTATAAGGAACATTTCTCACTGCGTACATTGTTTTCGTCTCAAAATTCTCCTGGCTGATTTCTTCGATACAAGTGGGATCGTCACCATCTTCGATCACTGCGATATATGCTTCCGGTCCGATATTCCGCGCCATCTTTTCGGCTTCACGACGATTGCGGGAACCATAACCCCAGTCGTTATCTTCTCTGTCTCTCATTACTGCGTACCACATTGTTTTTATTCTCCTTTCTGGGGTGGGGAGGCTTTCGACCTCCCCGTGTATGGCGTGATCAGAAGGTTCTGTTGATGAACTCAACAGCGGCTTTAATGGTCCTGAAGTCCCAAGCCTTATTTTCAACTCTCACCCAGTAGAAACCGTGTGTTCCGACCATGCGGGTGATTGCGTATCCTTTGACTACCTTAACTGTTTCGTACATCTTGTTTACCTCCTGTGATTAAGTGTTATTTCCTGTTCCTTATGGTTATACTATATCACTCATTGGGTGATATGTCAATAGAAAATCACTCATTGGGTGATTTTATTTTTAGATTCAGATATTTGCGCTGGCACAATAATACGACCGCGTATTTGGCGTTTTAAGGGGCGTTAGCTTGTACCCGATAAGATGGAGGGAGGGCGTCCGAAAATTCGGATACGGTCAGATCTGACGGGAAATCCAAGGCAATAAAAGAGACCGGGGATTTGCGTCCCCGGCCTGCTTTCACGGCTCTAAAATCTCTTTTATTTTATCCTCGACCTCGGATAAATGGTTGCTGTTGATTTTCAGCCCATTCT